TCTTCCATCATATTCTGGGTCGTGTGCAGTTGGTACAGCAATAAATACAACATCTTTATCTTTACAACATTCTTCTAAAGTATCTGCCATTTTAATTGTTGTATCAACTTTATTAATGTCATAACCTGTTACATCATAATGTTCAGCCATCACTTCTGATGCATCTTTGCCTAGTCTACCTACTCCTACAAATCCAACTTTTACAAATTGTCTTTTAAATTCTACTGTCATTATCAACTCCCAATAATCAATGCATTACCTCTATCGTTAATATCTTGCCAATTCGCTTTGAATGGTCCCAAATCTGTTGAAACTTCTATGTTATGAAATCCATTCGCTCTAAATCTTTCTTCCCACCAATCAACGTCTTCTCTTATATAATGCGACTTATCAAGTTCATATGCATCTATATAATATTTTTCTCCATCTCCTAATGGAATGATTGCAAATAATTTTTCACATTTATTTGCTAGTATTTTCATTTGTTCATCAATAGAATCATAAGGTATATGTTCTAAAATATCTTTACATATAATATGTTCGTGATATTTATATCTATCATCTAAAGGTTTAATCAACTCTAAATAATCTTCAACTTCGTGCTGACAACTATTAAGTGCATATTCTGATACATCAACTCCATAAGCATCATATCCTAATAATCTCAAAGCATATACTAGATAACCTTTTGCACAACCAAAATCTAATACACTTTCATATTTTTGTATATTCATATATTTTGCTATGTGATGTGCTAGTGGTATAGTTAATTCTGGCATCCATCTATAATTTTGATACAATGACTTACCAGATTGTGGTCCTGCCTCATAATATTGTTTATCAAAAAAATTCTGTTCTATCATACAAACTCCTCATGCATCAACGGTTCTTTAAAATCATCTCGTAAATCTATTTTGTCATTCACCCAATCATCTAACATATTCACATTATCTGTAAACACACAGCCTGTGCATCTTGTCTTTGCACAAAATTTCTGTTCTATTTTACCGTCAAGATAATCTAATACATCACTAGCATGACATAACTGATATTCTTCTGCAAAATGTGTATAACCATCATTCAGCACTACGCTATCACATGGATAAACTGTTCCAGGTTTACCTGTTTCTTTATGTACTTCTTCACTAAGATAAGGTCTAAAATATGATTGATGACATTTACTTTGAGTAGGTGCACCATGTATTTTATATTGATGAAAAAATCTAGAGTCGGCAACTTTTTCTAATACTTTATCAAGCGACCTGTGTTGTCTTATTAATTGATACTGGTCTAATAAACAATTAGGTAATAGTCTTATATACTTGGCACCACAGTTATCTGCAACTCTAGATACTTTAGATAACAATGCAACTCTATCACTCATAACCTCATCTGATTTTTCATGCTCTACTGTATATACCATTGAGCAACCTATAATTGTTTTATCTTGGTCAATAACATCTAATGGAAGACCTATTGCTTTTTCCCAATCACCAAATACATTTATAGATACACGAATCCATGAAAACATATTCCACACTTCATCATCAATTCTTTTTGTCAATGTTCCATTAGTAATCAATGCAACTGATAAGTCTTGTTCTTTTAACCAACGAACCAATTCATTAAAATGTTTATATGCTGTTGGTTCACCACCGCCAGTTAATATTACTGCTTTTAGTCCTCTTGATTTTAAATCATTTACATATTTCTTTATAGTGTCCATACTAATACGTGAGTGTGTATCTCTATATGTAACACTACAATAAGGACACTTTAAATTACAAGCACCTTCTGGAGATATGTGTGTAGAAATAATTGTGTTCGGATTACCATTTTTATAATTAAGCATCTTCTCAGCGTGTCGCCAGAATTTAATACCAGTTGAAGTGTACTTATGTTCTTCTTCTGACTTTTCTCTATGAATATCTCCTAATGCAATTTCTTCTTCAAAGAATATAAAAACATTTGAATAATTTCCGCCTTTAGATATGCGATTAATTATCTTTTCACCATATTCTAAATCTATTGGCTTTAAGTGAGAAACATCTTGATTGTCAATATATTCATAGTTGCCAACATAGTTATCAACTTTGCCGCGTTTTGCTAAACGATGGATTAAATATCCGTCTGATGATTTCATCAATTCTACAATATTACCATTGGCTATATCATAATGTTTTTTTACAGTTACATAACCTGTTAAATCTACTTTCTTCATATCTGTCCATGCATTTGGTCTGACATCTGTTCGGGCATCTCAAAAGATTCTGCTCTCTTTATAAGATATTTGTAGTTCTCTGCTATTTCTAAATTTTCTGTATCTGGTGTCCAATTAGTCCACTTATCACGATACCATTCTTGTGAAGGTATTGAATCGGCAATCGTACTTGAGAATTGTATCGCTGTTAAATGTTTATAATACATTGTCAATGAATTAAAACAAAACCCAAAATTATAATTCTTCATATCATTATATATCACTAAAGAACCACCATCAGGTTCTGGACCAAGATGTGTTTTAAATTCTGGCGAAACATCAATATTCCATATTACTGGTCCAGTTCTTTCTCTCTGTGGAACACGCCATTTAAATGTTTTCCATAGTTCTATCTGATATGTTGTCATTGCAGGAATCATTGTATCATCATTCGTAGATTTTTTAAATTGGTCAAACATCTTAGACAAATCGCCTTTTTGATAAACCATATCTGGTTCCATGAAAAGTACTTTATTAGGAGTAGTATTTTCCATCTCACAACATATATCATATATCTGTCTAAACTGATTCTTTGGTGTATTAAATTCTGCTCTGAAACAATGTACTTTTGGGTCATCATTATATATTTTTAAATATTCTTCTATATTTTCAGGATTATTAGGCATGTCAATCTCATCACCTAGATAAGATACTTTATCTCTCACAACCCATGGTTGTAATGAATAACAAATAAATATTTTATCAACATCATCACGTATAGAAGATATTGATTGAGATAGAAAATCTAATCCATAGTGCATTCTATAAATTGCCCATTTATAATTACCTTGATGTACAGGTCTACGACCTATTAAGTGTCTTTCATCTGTCATATTTAATTATCCATAAGTTTTTTAAGTTTCTCTGCGGCTTGGGCACGTTGGTCTGATGTTTCATCAAATATAACTTTATCAAGATGATAAAGATTGCCTCTTTTTTCAGTTCTATTTCTATGATACGTTGAATCCATTTGTACTTTACCAGTAGAAAAGTGTAGATGTTCGACTGTAACCTCTGGTATAAAATGACATCTATCAATTCTTTTTGCAATATCATAAACCCAAGTATCATTATATCCAAAATTAAATACACCCGGTGTAAAATATCCTAATGTTTCATACCATTTTTTAGATATAATAGGAAATGAACAATGACTTTTCCCATTAATTAAATCTTCAAACCAACAACAATAAATATCATCAGCAAACTTTTCAATTTCTTCTTGTAGTTTAATATCCCAATCTTTTGTAAGATATACTTGGTCATCATTGCCCATAATTAATACATCTGCACCCCATTCTTTAGATTCGTACATAGCCTTTTCTGCTAACACGTTCCAAGACTTAGATACAGATTGTGGTTTATCATATACGTTAAATACAGTCGGAGAGAAATCACTTGCTAAATTGTTATTAGTATATTGTTGCATTCGTGGGTCATCAGTATCTATATAATTATACATACGTATACTATTTTTCTTACTAGCTGTTTCATATACTGAGTCTATCAGTCTATCTAGTTTGCCTGGTCTCTGTCTACTCGGTGTTAATATAGCTATATTCATTTACATTCTCCAATGTTCACCAACCCATTTTCTAGGTTCATATTTTGTTCCCCATGGGTGTACTGTTTCTGTAATTGCTTGTTCTGGAGTTGGTTCACCATGAAAACATATTATAGATGCTCCTTCTATTAACTCAGGATTGTCATACAATTCATATTTGTATGAACGTAGTCTGTCTGGATATTTCTCTTGTAATATATCTCTAACATCTGGTCTTATAAAATCATTTAACCATTCACCATCACCACGATATCGTTTTATTATTTCATCTTTATTTACTTCAAATGTATTCCAAATCTGTTGTCCTAATTTATAATCCCATGCTAGAACACCTGATTGCATTACACCAACATACTGTCTTTTATCTTCATACTTATTAACGATACCTAAATTCTGAATGCCCATAAAAGGACCATCATATTCTAGTAGCCAATCTATATTATCGCATATTGCAGTATCTAAGTCAAGCATAACTACCCTTTCATTCAATTCATATGCATCACTAAACACAGCAATCTTATTCCACCAACCAGGAAGTTTCTCTTTTATAATTATTGTTTCGACATCTGGACCTAACATGAATCTGTCTGAAAAACATATAAATCTATGTTCTTTTGTGGTGTGTCTTTTCACCATAGCTTGGAGTATCTGCACATACTTTGCAGAGTATTTTCCACCCACACATACGCATACTATATCAATCATAAATTTTTATTCGTTAAACTCTCCGAGTATTTTCTGCTCTCAATAATATGAGTTGGTTTTTTCTGCCATTTTGCATTGATGTTACCGTTGTACCAACCTTCTGTCTCAAGCACATTTTGTAAAAACTGTTGTTTGACTTCTTCGTAATTGGTATCACCTCTAGTCGAGTGTAAAGAGAGTATATATCTCTTAAAATTATCTTGACCATGTTCTTCAATATCGGCCAACAAAGTTTCAGATGAGCCATAATATTCTTTCCAATTACTTTCAGTCCTAACCCTACGGCTTTTATTTTTCTTTTTTCTAACATTATAAAAATATTTTCTGCCTATATATTTTTTATCATTTAGTTGATTGATTATTAAATATACAAATCCTTGAAACTTTTCAATATCTTCACTTTCAAATGGTTTATTATTAAAGTACCAAGGATTTTCATACATTATAATCTCCAGTCATTAGGCAAATCTTTATATTCTTCTTCTGAAACTGTAATATCATCTTCCCCTATATCAAAATTGTCATCTAGTTCTGCATTACAATATGGACAATATTTAACTATTTCTATTGTTTCTGATATAATCAACATATCAATCCCACAGTCTCGACAATTAAAATCTTTATGTACTCCGTCTGCAATTAAATCTGACATCTATATATAACTCCTTTTTATTTTGCCCACACATCTTCCCAAGTACCGCTCAATGCACCTTTTGCATAGTCAGTAGAACGATTCTCAAAAAAATTAGTATGCACTGGTGCATTTATCATTTCTTCAACCCATAGTGCGGGATTTCTTTTTACTTTAAATATACCTTTCATTCCCAATGCAATAAGTCTTCTATCAGCAATGTATCTTATATATTGTTTAACTGTGTCAGCAGTTAAATCTTCCATAGGACCCATTTGAAATGCAAGGTCTATAAACTTATCTTCTAACTCAATCATCTTTTCAGCAACCGTGTATATCTGTGATTTCATATCATCATTCCACAGTTCTCTATTTTCTTCAATATAAGTTCTGAATATTCTAGTTAAAGCCTCAACGTGCATTGTTTCATCAATGATAGACCATGTAATAATTTGGCCCATGCCTTTCATCTTACCATGTCTAGGAAAATTAAGTAGCATAATGAATGATGAAAATAATTGAACACCTTCTGTAAAAGCTGTTACAGCGGCAATCTTAACTGGTAACTGTGCCCTACCTGCATCTAACTTTAAGAAGTAATCATGTTTTTGTTGCATTGCCTCATATTCATTAAACTCAGTATATGTTGATTCGGGCATACCTAATGTTTCAATCAAATGAGAATAGGCGGCTATGTGTAATGCCTCTCTTGCGGCTATTCCCATAAGTAACATTCTAACTTCTGGACAAGGAAACTTTGGTAGATAATTTTTAATATATCCACCAGCAACGTCTATATCTCCTTGTGTAAAAAATCTTAATATTTGTGTAAGAAAATGTTTTTCTTCTACTGATATTTTACTTTTCCAATCTTTGCAATCTTCTAGCATTGGTACTTCTGTATGTAACCAATGACTCTGTTCATGCTTTAACCATAAATCATATGCCCATGGATATGTAAACGGTTTAAAATGTTCTCTGCTATCTGTTATTTTTATTTGTTCTTTAGCCATTTAATCTCCCGCATCAGCTAATGCCCATTTTTTTAAATCATTAAACCCACCGATAAGTTTATCATCAATAAATATCTGAGGTACTGACCTTAAATTATGTTCTGTCATAATTTTCATGCCTTCCTCATCATGGGCAGAAATTTCTTTATATTGTAAACCTCTAACATGTAATAAATGTTTTGCGGACTCACAATAACCACAATATTTTCCAGTAATAATTTCTACTTTCATTTATCCCTCACACGCAAGACACGTATCGTCTTTTATTAATTCTTCTATATCAATTTCTTTAATAATTTCTCTTTCAATTCTTCGTGAAACTCTATCTGCTCTACCTATCTTTTCTGAACGACAATAATACATTGTCTTTAATCCATGTTTCCATGCAAGATAATGTATAGCGTGTAGATAACGAATATTTGCATCTGGTCTAAAGAATACATTTAATGATTGTGCTTGGTCGATAAACTTCTGTCTATCTACTGCATGTTCAATCACCCAACGTTGGTCAATTTCCATTGATGTTTTGAATACACTTTTCTCCCAGTCTGTCAACATTGCAAGATGTTGTACTGAACCATCATTAGCAATGATAGAAGACCAAGTCTTTTCTAAATCTTTTCCTTCTTTTTCACATTTTTTTGCTAATAATTTATTTAAGAATTTATTTTTTAATAAGTGTGAACCACTTAATGTATCTTGTCTGTATGCATTTGCCCTATAAGGTTCTATTGACGGTGATGTGTTTCCCATTATAATAGATGATGATGCATTAGGTGCAACAGCCATTACGTGTGAACATCTTAATCCTGTTCCTTCTGCATCAGGTGCCTCTCCCCTTTCTTTACCAAGTTGTCTATTAGCTTTACGTAACATTGCATTGATATGTTTAAATATTTTTATATTCATTCCTTTTGCCTGTGCAGACTCGAATGGAATATTATTTTTCTGCAACATTGCATGAAATCCTAAAGCACCTACACCAACTGAACGTTCTCTTTCTGCTGAAAATCTTGCACGTGATATAACATCTGGTGCTTTATCAATAAAAACCGTTAATACATTATCTAACATCTCTAATATATCTCTTAGAAACATTTTATTATCTACCCATTCATCATAATATTCTAAATTGACTGATGATAAACAACATACTGCTGTTCTTCTTTTATCTGTTGGTAATATAATTTCTGAACATAAATTTGATTGTCTTATTCTTAATTTTTTCTCTTTAAGAAAATTTGGTAACGCATCATTAGAATGGTCTATAAAATGTAAATATGGTTCACCAGTTTGTATTCTCATTTCTAAAATTCTTGACCATATTTCTTTTGCTGATACTGTTTCTACTATTTTTCTTGTGTGTGGGTCCCTTAACTTCCAGCCATCGTGATAGTCTGGGTCAAGCATACACTTCTCAATTATCTCCATAAAATCATTTGTTATATTAATTCCGTGATGCATATTTAGACATCTAAAGTTTTGGTCACCAGTTGGTTTTCTCATTTCAAGAAACTGAATAATATCTGGGTGAGAAATATCTAGATAGGCCGCATATGAACCTCGTCTTGTTTTTCCTTGTCTGTATGCAAGTGAAGATGCATCATACATCTTTAGATGAGGCATAACTCCTGTTGATTTTATATCTGATGAACGTATTCCAAATCCAATTCCTACACCACCACCTAACATTGATAACCAATTTGTTTCTGATAGATTATCTACAAGACCTTCCGATGTATCATTTATATAATTTAGATAACATGATATTGGTAAACCCTTACCAGAACACCCATAGGACAGTATAGGAGTCGAATAGGACAACCAATGTTTAGATGCATACTCATATAATCTTTGTGCGTGTTTCGGGTTAGATGAAAACGTTTTTGATACAAATGCAAGTCTTTCTTGAGGAGAGACTTCGTTTTCTTTCATGTAACTTTCTTTTAATCTTTTAATTCCGTGTTCGTCAAATAACGAGTCCCTATTAGGGTCAACCTTAATCCCCGAATATTCCATATTTTATCCTTATGATTTGCACCAACTATTCAACTTCATCTTGAGTGATAAACCTGAATATGTGTTATTGTCTATTATTGTTTTAATATCTTCTGGTGTTTTTCCAGAAAGAATCATTTCATTTATATCTTTTTCAAAAGTTGAGTCAGGCCAAATCATAATCATATGTCCATCTCTTTCAGCCGCTCTCATGCTATTAGTTAATTCAAGGTTGCGAGGTTGATTATCAAAAATCAATATTGTGTTTTCTTTCGCAAAATAACTACTAATCTTTTTTAAATCAGCGTTACCGACAGCAACGCAGTTGGGTAAAAATAAACTATCAATAGGTCCTTCTACACAATATATTTTTTTGCTATAATCTATTTTGTCTAAATTATATATAAGCGGAACATCATCAACAATTCTGAGTGTTAAATATCTTAACGTAGAATCTGTTAAAGTTCTTCCTGAAACCGCAATAAGATTCCCACTCCTGTCAAAGAATGACAGAAGAAGTCTCTCATCATTTGTATTAAGTTTGCCGTTATACTTTTCAGAAAGCTGTTCTAATTGTTTTGAGTCTTTAGTATAAAATAACTCTTTCCACCTTGATTGAGGTATCTTTCTGTCTTTACAGTACTGAACGGCAATATGTTCTTCACTTAAATTATATATACAATCGAACAATTCAGAAACAGGATTTTTACGAATTAATTCATTCTTTTTTTCACCAAAATTAAATTCAACTTTAGCATGAGCATTAGACACTCTTGTCATGTCATGTCCTTGTTTATATTTTTCTAACTTATATTGTTCATATAAACTATAATTAACTGATTTAATAAAATTACCCAAAGACATAGATTCACTACAATTATGACATTTAAAATTGAGTGATGTTGTGTGGGTATAGATATACCCTCGTCTTTTATTCTTTTTTTTCTGTGAATCACCACAGATAGGACAACGAAACTCGGCCAGATAAGGTTCTTTTCGTTTCATTGTAAATTGTTGAAGTTGCGTACTAAGAAGGTTCGCAAACTTTACATCTATCCACATGCTCATAATCTATTATACTACATATTTAAATTAAAATCAAGCTACATATAATAAGGTGGTAACAACTGCTTTAATAATCCACTTTCAGCTATAAATATACCAACTGCTGTTGCTATACCAATGACTATATATTTCCATCTCTCTATTGCTCTTATACGGTTTACTAACTCTTTTTGATGTGTCTCACACATTTCACGTAGGTCTTTTTGTCCTTCCTTTACTTCTTTCATTTCACGTTCAATGTCTGAATACAATTCATTTCTTAGTTTATCATATTCATTTGTAATTCTATCATGCAATTTCTCATACTTCGCATCAAACTCTTTTCTGCGTTGTTCTGAAAGTTCAAACCATTCCTTAGTTACAATAAATTTTCCTTCTTCAGCCATTATATATTATCCTCTGATGGCATTATAGACCATCTTCCAAATAATACAACAGACTCATAAGCAGAATAAATTTTCCACTTAGGTACTGATGGTGATGCATCAATCATTGCCATCAAAAATATTTGGTCACTTGCTTTCTTAGCAAGTTTATGGTCATGCATATCTGTTTCTATTTTCTTCATTGTAGAAACATCTTGCTTACAACGTTTCCATCTATACTGTCTTATTGTTTTATAAAGTAAATCATGTATGATGGCCGCACGAGCAATATCCCATGGTGATATCAACCACCAAACTGCTCTAGGTACTGATGCTAAATCAGTTTGAAATCCTGCTGGTACTGTTATCTTACCACCATTATTTGACTTAATATCTATACCAATATGGTTTAAAATATCAACATCTATATCTTTGTTAGTATAAGATAATGGTTTTGTTAATACCCATTTCAACGGAGGGTGAAATTCCGCAACAACTAACCCATTAAACTGTCCCACAGTTCTCTCCTTTCTATAATTTTCCGTAAAGACATACTAGCTATTTATGCAACAGGACACCAGTGATTGGGTGCCCAGTACTCTTTAAAAGATATAAATCTTTTAGGTACTACATCAAAAGCTAGTGTAATTCTTGGTTTATCTTTCGGCCATGGTTTAGTTCCGTGTATATATTCACATGAACATAGACAAAATAAACCATTCTCATTTTCTACTGATTCTTCTGAATCAGGTCCTAAAATATATCTAGTATCTGAACCCTCACTATCTACACAAATAAATCCATGATATGCTCTTTTACTTTGGGCCCAATGCGTATGGTCTGCAATATATTCTCCCTTATGACAATAGTTCAACCACGCTTGAGTATAATATTGATGATGTGTATTATCACAAACTTCTCTAAATATCCTACAAATATTTTTATATAATGGGTACATTTGAGAATATTGAGGCCATAATAAAAGATTGTATTCTTTTAATAATCTTGTTGATATCGGAGATGCTTTATCATAAAGTGATATGCCTCCTTCTGAATTAACATTAAAAAGTTTAGCAATATTCTTTGCACCTTTTTCAATATCATTCATATCATCTAATGACTTCTCACCGAATACTTTTTGTTCTAATCCGTATCCTTCTCCTAAATCTATATCTTTTTCATATTGTCCGCCATTATAATATTCTTTTCCCATAACAATACGTTCATAGAAATCTTTCATTTCTTCTTGAAGTTTTGTTATATCAACGCCTTCTAAACGAGATACGTGTGGGCACTTTGTCATAATATAAAATCTCTATGTTATCTTCTAGACATATAAGCTGTCATTCCCATATAAGCACCTACAATACCAGCCATGCCTATATAAAACAATGCAGACAATTCACCTAATAATTTTATTCTTTCGTCTGGAAAAAATGGTAAGAATACAACAACAGTAAATGCAATCATTGAAAGTAATGCAACCCATGCCATTCTACGTTGTGCATCAGCTTTTTCTTCTTCGATTTCTATTTCTTCAAGCTGTTGAATTTCATCTACATCTTCTTTACTTAATTCTTTTGCCTGTTGTACTCGTCTGTCAATCTTTCTTGACATCTTCTTCTCCCTCATAGTAATCTTTGTATAGCTTTATTACATTCCTGTTCATAATAATATAGTTGCGAATGTTTGCAAAGTTTACTGAGAGGGTTTCATAACCGTCATCTGTAACACCAAAAATAACAGGGTCTTTATTGTTCTTCTTTAATTCATCAAATATTTCTTTATAATTTTCTTCTGTTATGATATACCATTCAATATTTTCCATTACTAATGTATCATTAGCATCAATATCTAATGGTTGTCTTTCTACTTCTTGCGTTAATACTTCAAGTGCTTTAATACCAGCACAACCATTTAACAATAAAAGTGTACAACCTCCTAATAAAAGTGATAATAATATTATTGTTATTCTCATTGATTCACCCTCGGCAATACATCAATAAAATCTGGGTTGTTAGGATTAGCAATGTAAGAACACTCAGGATTATATTGAGATTTTC